GTTGACCAAAAAGGATCAACTATTAAAAGTGTAGCTGGTATAGAATACTGTACTGAGTCCCCCTGCCGACCCTTAAAGCTGTATCCAAGTTTTCTAAGCCGTGTATCAAGTAGACTAAAGTCTACTTGTGGCATAAATATTGTCTCAAATATTATATTAGTAGGTGTGACTTTATCTAGTATTGCATTTAATAGCTTAAAATCATAGCCTTCGGTGTCTATCTTTAGTAGATCAATTCGTCCATCTGCAAAATATAGTTTTAACACAGTGTCAATCGACACCGTGCTAAATTCTTTAGTAACAACATACTGTGAATAAGCCATTAGTGACGGCTGGTTTTGCATATCTAAAGAGCCGCATCCTTTGAGCCATGCTGGCAAGCCATACTGGTCTATTATCGCTGGTGGTACATAATAAAAAGCTTGTGGCTCAGTGTCTCCGACTGTGCAGATTGAATTTATATAAGTATTTTTATCATGTTTAATTAAATTATTAAAGTATTCAGGCACAGCCTCAATTGACACACCACGCCAATTAAATCTGTCTGCAAACTTATCATTAAGTGTATCAAAGTCATTCGTGCCAATTTCTAGGTATGTTCTCATGCTGGCTTCCTAAAACAGAGTAAATTATTTACAAACCATCCCATATGATAACCACGTTTACAGTAATCAAGACATGATGTTTGGGCCGCAGTATCAGGTACTAACCCAGCTTCTATAAACTTTTCTTCCCAATAAGATTTCAACCTGCAATTAACATGCCCAACACCACCTTGTCCAGGGCGGGCAGCAGTCCAAACTAAGGCACCACCAGGTTTAATCGTGCCAACGACATTCTTAATAATATCGTCGGCATATTGTGGATCAATATGTTCTGCAACTTCTAAACAAATCGCCACGTCTGTTGAGTAGTTTCTGGCAAGGTCCAAAAGATTATCTTGTTCAAGGTATTCTTGATCTTTAACTCTGGGGTCATTATCAATACCAACACATGGCACACCGGCTATGTTTAAAGCTTGGGTATAGATGCCAGGACCACACCCTAAATCAATTGCATTATTAGGTTTATAGTAATCGTGTATCCAAATAGCCAGCCTATCTGCAAATGGCCTTTCTTCAGCAGCTAAGAAATCAAAGTCAATTTTTTCTTCAATCCCAGGATAATAGCGTGTATTGGATGTAAGATGCACCCTATCGGGATGGGGTTCATACCAACCCTTTTTTCCGTAGATATCTAGCACAGATTCAAAGAAATCTTCGTATAAGGAAGCTACACGTTCTAGTGAGAAGTTATTCAGTGCCCACGACCTGCAATCTTGCGGGTTTATTTTATGGATGTTTCTTGCAGCCCATGTAAATTGTTCAAACGTCCTACAAATAAAGCCTGTGATTCCGTGAAGATTATTCTCAGTGAATGCACCCCAGGGTGTTGTGATAACTGGCGTACCTGAAAACAAACATTCTACCATAGTGCCGCCAAATGGCTCATTATACAGAGAAGCAACAAAAGCTCCCTTTGCGTGTGACATAAGATGACGACGCTGTTCAACATCAACATGTCCTACAAACTCCACGTGGGATGGGATAGTTGTGTAACCACAACTTTCCAGATTATTTTGGCCTGCTACTACTAATTTAGCCCCGATTGCTGCTGTTGCCTCTATCGCAATCTGTATCCCTTTACCATTATAAACGCGACCTATAAAAAGAAAATAATCATCTTTTTTGGCTAAAAATGTAAAATCATCTGGATCAAAATAATTTGGAATCACGACATCGTAGAAACTTTGTTTACATTGCTGGACAGAATCGAGTCCATAATAAGCATTGTAGATAGCATAGGATTCAAAAATCTTATACATTGCCCAATGGCCAGAGCCATAACCAATGCCAGGCTCTACACAAATAATATCTGGGTGTGCATCACAAACTGGCTTACCCCCACAGCCCCAGAACGGTAGAATAAAGTCATTAGGTCGCTTGCGTAAACCTACTTCTCTAATGGCATTTCGATAGAATGTCTGATAAGCGTGGTCATTTATGTCAAATTTAAAAAAGTGCTTTCTCCAATCATGGTCCCCATAAGCTATTTTCCAGTCTTCACGAGGTAAAACACTCACATGTTCAGTACATAGTAAGTCTGAATCTTCATGCCCATAATGAATAACTGTGTGCCCACGTTCAGTCATCATTTTTGCAAATTTAACAATTTTTTGGGTATACGCACAAGATACGAACTCTTTTGACGTTACAGTGTGCGGGAGTGCGAGGACGTGAAAACGCATAAAACCTCCTTAAATCTGTAGTTTTAGTGGCTAACTCTTAGGTAATGTGCAACTATAATGCCAATATAATGTATACTAGACTACTAATATATAATGTCTAAATATACAGATTTTTTGCAATTTTAGGGTTGTAACGACTACAATACTTATAGAGGCAGTTGATTTACCAATCTATTTATGGGAGAGACAAGTGGAAAAAGTAAAGAATATTGTGATTTTTTTAACATTGATTCTAGGCATTAGTATACTAGGTCGGTATGTTTGGGACAGATATGTGCCCAATTTGCGGCCTAATTACAATATTACTGGTAGCACCAAGGCTGAAATCATAGTCGAAGGCTCCCAAAAAGTCAAAGTTGGACAACTCGCACGGTTAGCAGTCACCAAGTCTGCTGGTAAGACCTTCAAATGGGTGGTTATTCCCGAAGGCGTTGACTTTGAAGTTTATAATAATGGTCAAAATGTGATTTTTTCTTCCGGCGTACCTGGTAGTTTCACGTTTGTTGTAGCTTGTGCTAATGGCAACGAAGTTGATATCAAGATAGTAGTTATTATAGTCGGAGAAGGCGAAGTTGTCAACCCTATTAATCCACCAGGGCCACCAGGGCCACCAGTTGTAGGTTTAGCTGGCAAAGTAGCTGAGTGGACAAGTTTAGTTATTTCGCCCGCTAAGAAAACCGAAGCTGGAAAACTTTCAGCTAGTTTTGCCGCTGTTCAGATTGAGATTCAAAGTGGCAAATTAACCACACCCGAAGAAATTATTGCAGCCACAAAGACTGCAAATCAAGGGGCGTTAGGTGCATCCCTAGCGGCTTGGATACCATGCCTAGAGAAATTACAGACCGAAATGCGAACCCAAGCAGAGGCAGGTCTGCTGGTGACACCTGAGCAACATGCTAAGATGTGGGGTGAAATCGCCGCTGGACTAGCCACTGCCTCTAAGTAAGGGTTTAGACATGGATCGAAGAAACTTCTTAAAGTGGTCGGGTTTAGCTTCTATTGCGGTCCTTGTAAAACCGCAATATGGCTTCGCTGATAGTTTTGCCAGTCAGGCTCATCGGGGCGAGAGCATTGAAGCTGGCTGGCTAGATTCACCCGAAGTTGCACGTTATTTCGTAGAAAACAATAAAAATCCATACCTCAGCCAAGTTAATGAAGATATACGTGGAACTGGAAAAGGTAAGATTGCCCTTCTGTGGCCGTTCCTAGAACAGGTAACTGGCAAATCACTCGTCCCACATGCGCAGGAGACATCTGATTGTGTTAGCCATGGCTATGGCTTAGGTGTTGATATTTTAACTGCGATTCAGATTATTAAGCGGAAATCACCACAACTATGGATTGCTCCAGCCGCCACTGAAATTATTTATGCTGGTGGTCGTATTGAAATAGCCAAAAAGAGTTATAATAAAACTTGGCGGGCAGGCATGACAGGAACTGTGGCTGCTGAGTTCGTAAAGCGTTACGGCATCCTGTTGCGTCAGAAATACTTGAAGTGGGATTTTACTGACTACAGTGGCCAAGTCGCGGATCAACTTGGAAGAACCGGTGTTCCCGATGAATTAGAGCCGTTGTGCCGTTTACATCCAGTTGGGTGCGTCACTCTAGTTCGAGGCTATGATGAAGCCCGTGACTGTATTTATAATGGTTACCCCGTAGTTTTATGTAGCAGCCAGGGTTTTAATACCCGTGGTGGCAGGGACAAGGATGGTTTTCTTGCACCTAGCCGTAATCCGTGGATGCATTCGATGTTATTGGCTGGAATAGACGACGAATATATTCGACCGGGTGGGCTGATTCAGAACTCATGGGGCAGTTCCTGGATTGATGGGCCAAAACGACATAACCAACCTGACGGATCATTTTGGGCAGATTCGAGTGTTATTGATCGTATTTGTCGGCAGGGTGATACGATTGCCTTGAGTTGCTACGCAGGCTATCCCAGACAGAGCTACAACTTGTGGTAAGTATATGATTATATTGTGGCGTAAACTAGTTGTTTTATTGCGAACACTGTTGCTCCAGGTTTCTAAGAAAGAGAAGGTTGCGTGGGGAAAGTCAATAGCAGAATTGCTGACAATTATTGCTGCTATACTTGCAAAACAACCCCAACCAGTTAAACCTATAGAACCTGTCAAGCCAACTGTACCAGATTATAATATTATTCCAAAACCGTCACGCAAACGATTGTTAGATTGGTTACTACGAAGATGAAAGCATTGTATTTTACATCTAAGACTTGTCAGGGTTGTAAAAAAATGGCCCCAGTCATAGATAAACTCATAGCAGAAGGTTATCAAATAGCTATAGTAGATACAAGAAATGATCAGGAAGTAGCAGAAAGCTACAAAATCAACAGTCTACCAACCTTGATCATATTTAATGGTGACACAGAAATAAAGCGTCTAGTTGGAGTTGTTTCGGAATCAGATATCCGAACAGTTTTAAAGAAAAATTCAGACTATCAGATTTGGTGAAAAATGCAATTTAAAGTATTATATCGGCGTGCGGCACGTGAATCGTTTAGTGCAGGCAAACTAACACAAGAACAGTATGACCAGATCATGCTTGTGTTGCGGCATCCAATTCGTCGGAGATTAAACAAGGCCGGAAGAGTTAATATACTAGCAGAAGTAGAAAAGTATACCCATGAAAATATGCCTAAAGAAGGTATAAATTGGGAAGCAATTCTACAGTGGCTTAAAGATAATTGGCTTACAATTTTGAAACTAATTTTAAGCTTGGTTGTTCTATTAGAACCACCTCCACAAGATAAATAATGAAACATGAGGCTAGCAGGCGACACGCAGAAGTGGCGAACGCCCGCGAGCCTGTAACCTAGCCTCTAAAACAATGAATGAACGAAGATTTAGTACGAGAGTTTCGAGAAGCGATCTCCAGCGGCTTGCGCAGTCGCACGTTGACAACCTGTTCCAGGTGGTCAGAGTATCGACGTATAATGGGAGAACCGTTTCCAGGACCGTATAGTTTTAAGTACCATCCTTGGTGCCGAGAAATAAGCGACTCCAAGGCTTCGTTTAACACTGCCATGAAGGCAGCACAAATGGGGATAACAGAGGTAGCGATCAATCGTGCATTTTATACGCTTGATGTGTTAAAACAAGATGTATTATATGTATTGCCAACAAGTATCAATGCAAGTGACTTTAGTAAAGCAAGATTCAGTACGGCATTATTACACAGTGATTATTTAAAGTCATTATTTACAGAGACAAACACCGTAGGTTTGAAGCAGGCTGGAGGCGTAAATCTTTATATCAGAGGTTCAAGAGGCGACAGTAACTTAAAGTCAATACCAGTATCAACGTTGATCCTAGATGAAGTTGACGAAATGGACCAGAAGCAAATCTGGTTAGCTTTAGAACGGTTAAGTGGGCATTTAGAAAAATGGGTTTGGTCGATCTCAACACCTACAATTCCAAAGTTTGGAATACATAAATTATATTTACAAGGCACACAAGAACACTGGACTTTTCAATGCCCATATTGTAACAAGTGGACAGAATTTGTTTGGCCGGACTGCGTGGAAATTATTGGCGATCATGTAAACGACCCAAGATGCAAAGAGTCATATTTAAAGTGTAAAGAATGCCAACATGCTATTAAACATGAAGATAAACCAACATTCTTAGGCAATGGTAAATGGCATCCGA